CCACAGTTTATCACCTTCGGGTGGCCTCATCGACGTAATCGATGGCTCCCATGCACCATCATGGAGTTGAGCAGTGGTCGTTGGATGGCAACCAACGTAGTATTTCACGAATGCCAAAACGTGAGGCGCGAGTGCCAGTCGACGCAGCAAGAGTCGATTCGCGCGGAGTACACACTGTCTGCACGCTTAAGGAAAGTGAGGCGGTCATGCTCCCTGTGCATGAGCGAGCGGGTATCGAGATTCTCGGACCGTATCGCAGCAAAGGCAAGTCTCGTAAACTTGCTGATGCTCTTCATGCGCTATCCCGGATCGTAGAAGTTCCTGCAATTGACGTTCACCTGTTTCAGGCAATTCAGGAACGATTCGGGATCCGTCTCAACGTAGCTGAGGAGAATCGAAGTGTCACCTCAGATCAATGGGTGGAACGGGCACTCTTGGCATACGGATGCCCAATCCATGAGTACTACGGAGACGGTCCTAACGCCAGCCGGAAACGTCCCTTCGCTTGTACCTGTATTCAGCGGAGACAACGAGGGCTGGAAGTCCGCAACGGTGGAGGTGGAACCACCGGGCCTAACAGAAAGGAATCAACAGGAGAGCGAGCAGGCGCCCACGCGTCGTCGCAAGGTGAAAGTTACATCGCGCGAACCGATCGAGGACAGCGCGGACCTGCTGTACGTAGCCTTCGCGAAGACTTTCGGGGAGATACCCTACCCGGCCTATGTGCTGGAGTGGCGGATCGCTCTGCTCGAGGACCCGACCAAGCCGAAGCACACCGAGCTGCAATACGTTCGGTCTATAGTGCAGCGTCCTCTGTTGAGGGAAGGCGAAAGCCTCTCGCACGCACTGAAGTGGTGGCGCATCATATCCATGCTAGCAGTTACGCTGGCCTGCCTCATCTCTGTGCTAACGAATTGGTTTTGGAAACCGGCCTACGTCTTTCTGACGAAATTGCTGCTGACCAACGTGGGTTTGACCCTTATATGTTTGGTCGTCGCGTGCAGCCTGGCCTGTTTGGTCCAAAGACTCGCCTGGTATGGATGGCGCCGCTTGCGTCGACAATTATCGGTTTGTCATTCTCCAAACCGGTTCAAGAAAGCCTGGCGCGCAATCGTCCGTACATCTGGGGACTACGACATCATGAAGAAGGAGCCGTACTCTCGGAATTCAGTGGACGGTACCGGTACGCATACTGTCTAGACTGGTCGCAGTTTGACTCGTCAGTCTCCGCAAGCCTACTCAACGACATGTTCCGTGTGGTGCGGTCCATGCTTGAGCTCACAGCCGAAGAGGAAGATCTCTATTGGCGTTACGTCAATGATTTCATCCACACTCGGATATTGCTGCCTGATGGTAACATTTATCAGGTACATCGGGGCGTGCCGAGCGGGTCGGCGTTTACGTCTCTGATTGACAGCATGGTTAATGTGTACCTTGTTAACTACGTGTGGTTTAGGTTAACGGGTCATGTGCTGTCGCATATGCAGATCCTTGTGATGGGCGATGATGTGGTCGTTGGTACTAGCGAGCGTCTCGAACTGGCAGAGATTGCGAACACAGCCAGCGAACTCGGATTCAAACTGAACACGGTGAAGTCTGTGATCGTGAACACCCATGAAGAGGGTCATGGCATCCACTTCATTGGCCACTCGTGGACGTATGGGCGAGCTAGAAGGCCCAAACGGGAGTTGCTACAGCGTGCAGCCCTTCCTGAACGGCACGCTCCGCAAAGTATTGCGCGGTCGCTAACGCGACTTGGCGGATACGCTCTCAGTTCTGTGGATGGGTTGATCATCCTCCTAGAGCTGTACGACGAGGAAAGTGTTACTGGGTCAGTCATCCGATTTTTGGATGATTTACGTGGTCACGGAGGCGGATCTAGGTTGCGGGCGCACGATCTCCCTGGGGATCTTAGGAGGCGTGTGATGATCGAAGGAGCGCAGACTCCAGAGGTGGGCGTGGGATCAGGGCCCCACGGCATTCTCTTCGGGTCTATGTTCTAACGATCTGGTGAGGTTTATC